TTTTTTTTATTCTTTATAGTATTATTAACTTGCAGGATTAGTGTCTTGGTTTATGTCATCACGCCGCCCGCGTTCGTTTTCTTTGTTGTTTATAGTATAGCAGCCGTGCCCCATAGCGTCAAGGGGTTTTCCATAAGTGTTGTTTATCAGTCCCATAAGCACCGCTGATCGTTAAGGGCTTCCCAGATCCGTCTGGGTGCTGTATTGTATGGGAGTCAACAGGATTCGATCCATGAACGACTACCGCCCGGAAGTCCGCTCCCTACTCAACGCGCTGAGCCGCGCAGGGTTTGCGCCCATTTCTGTTGATAACGGCGAGGAGATGATTCGCCGTTCGGATGTATCCAAGACTGAGTTCTTGGAGGAAATTGTTGCAACAGACGAGGCAACATTGCGCCTTCAACATAATAACAAAATGGTGGCAGTTTGGCTAGTTTTGGGTAGCGATCCTGGTGAGATTGCGGCAGATTATACTGATTATGAACCGCTGGAGGTTGTAATCGAGGAGCATTATTCTCGATGGGAGAGTAGAAAACAGCCAGTCATTAAGTAACACAAACCGTGGCCCGGAGTTAGTTATACTCTGGGCCACAACTTTTTTTATTTTTTTATAGTATTATTTCATGGCAGGTTAGGTGTCCAGTTTTCTGTCGTTGCGGCCCCCCGCTCCCCCTGTTTGTTGAATACAGTCTAGCACAGCCGGTGGCTGGTAACCGGTATCCCACGCTACAGAATCCAGAATGTCCGGGTTTCGTGACAAACAGCCGTCAACCGCGCAGCTGGCCGGTCGATGGTGTAGACTTTAAGGGTTCCAAAGGGAGACCTCCCATGGCCAGCCTCACCATCAAGACCAACAACCGATCAAGGCACCTTTTCTATGCCTGCGAGGTTAACTACTCCGAGCGGGAGCGATTCCGCAAGGAGTTTGACTGGATGGAACAGGAGGAGTTTGACCGGGCTATGTTCTTTAAGTACCGGGGAGAATACTATGCTCTCTCCGAGTTTGTTCGAGTGGAGGGTGACCTACTTGCCAAGGGTTGGCAGGGTCAACTAGGCCAAACTGCCTGGAGTTCTTTACTCCTTAAGATCGTAGATTCCTGTCAGTCCGTTATAGTTGGGCGGGCCTATTGGTGATGTAACAAACCGTGGCCCGGAGTTTATTATACTCCGGGCCTTATCTTTTTTTATTCTTTATACTATTATTTCATGGCAGGTTAGGTGTCCCGGTTTGTGTCTTAGCGGCCCCCCGCTCCCCCTGTTTGTTGAATACAGTCTAGCACAGCCGGTGGCTGGTAACCGGTATCCCACGCTACAGAATCCAGAATGTCCGGGTTTCGTGACAAACAGCCATCAACCGCGCAGTGGGTCGGTCGATGGTGTAGGATACGGGGGTCCCAAACGGAACCGACCCATGGCCAACGCTCAGCTCGATGCTATCATCCGCGCCTATCTTCAGGCCCATGAGGCTAAAGATGAGGCTACAAAGAAGTATAATCAACTCCGGGATGAGTTGATGGAAGTTCTTGACGCTGAGGGGATCCAACGGTACACTGGAGCTTTCGCTAAGCTCACAGTATGTCAGAGGAAGGTTTATGGCTTTCCCGCTGAAGTCATCCTAGCTAAGGAGTTGGCTAAGGCTCAAGAACAGGCGGCGATTAAGACTGGAGCCGCGAGCGTGGTAGGGGTAACTCGCTACCCTAAAGTCACAGTGACTGAGTGATGCAAACGTGGCCCAGGGTTAGTTATACTCTGGGCCACAACTAAATCTTTATTCTTTATAAGATAAAGATTTTTTTATTCGTTATAGTATTATTTCATGGCAGGTTAGGTGTCTTGGTTTGTATCATTGCGGCGCCCCCGCTCCCCTTGATTGCTGAAGCAATCCTAGGACGGATCGGCCCAGGCAACTGTATCGGCTGATACCAAACGGCAGATCCGACCCATAAGCGTGGCTGATCAAACGGATTCTGGAAACGGTATCGCTTGCTACCGTTTCGGGGTTGCCAGGCCGGGGCCGTGGGTGTATTGTATGGGGGTCGTTACGGGATCTGCTCCCATGATCAATCGTCAAGATCAGGCCAACGCTATCAACCTCTTCAGCCGCTGGCTGAAGATGAACCATTCCCCATTCCGGGGAATGTCAACTATGCGCATCCGGCGCATAGTCGCCCAGGCAGTGTATACTGCCGGATACGAAAGGCAGCCTGAGTATAGGCTACCGTTCACTGACGTAAGGTACGTCATGGGGTGCTTAGTTAAATGGGATCCACGAGGATTTAATGTAACTGTCGCATCCTGACAGTTACATTGGGGGAGGCGCAATCCTCCCCCACCACAGTATCACGAACTCACGGAATGTTGGGTGAGTTCGTGATACTATTACAAAGTGTAACAGGCACTTGACAGTGTGCCGCCGCCGTGTTATGATCGAAGCCTGGGCCTAACCATAAAAACCCCCCATAAAAAATAAACCCTTTTAAAATAAAAACCCAAATTCACACCAATTATCGGCCAATTTTATAAGGGACTAATTTTTATACGAAAACCCCAATTCGTTTCAAAAATATCAAAAAAATCCGCGCCCAAAAAAATACCCCAAAAGGGTCATCATAAATATCACTGGTTATCACCAATATTATTCTACATAAGGAGAACATTGAATCATGGCAAAAGGCTTTACTGTTAAAGCAAAAGGGAATAAAGAAGAAGATTTTAGAACATTAGAAGAAATTATACAACATTCTTCTAATAAAGAAGAAGTAGAAGAAGCCAGACAAAAACTTTCTGCATATTACGATAAAGTAAAAGCAAAGATGCGTGGTAAAAAAATCGTTTTTTGTTTACCAGGGAGAAATTGCTCTTATACTTTTTTAAAGAGTTTTGTACAGTTATGTTTTGACATGGTACAAAATCAGATGAGTATTCAAATTTCCCAGGATTATTCTTCTATGGTAAATTTTGCTCGTTGTAAGGTACTAGGTGCAAACGTTACTCAAGGCCCATGGCAAGATCCGTGGCAAGGTAAATTAGATTATGATTGGCAGTTATGGATTGACAATGACATTGTTTTTAATACTGAAAAGTTTTGGCAATTATGTGATCTTGCCGTAAAGGATTATCCTAGTGAGAAAGAATTTAATGCAGAAGATTATCCTCTATGGGATGTCAGTACAGAAGAGTTAGCAGAAATGCATAAGAGTGATTTTAATGTCAGGAGAGAAAGAATTCGTCGTTTGAGTATTGATGTTAATCCGATTGTTAGCGGATTTTATTTAACCGAAGACGGGAGAACCACTTCTTGCGCTCATTGGTTAGAGGCCGATGATTTTGTAAAAAATGGCGGCGTTATGAATCATGAAACGTCTGAGAGTATCAGCAAAAGGTCTAAACCTTTTTCCGTTGATTATATTGGCGGTGGTTGGATGATGGTTTCTAAAGGCGTTTTTGAAAATATGAAATACCCTTGGTGGGGTCCTAAACTCCAGGAATTCGAAAATGGCATAGTTGACTATACCGGGGAAGATGTCGGTGCTTCGTTAGACGCCCGTGAACTCGGTATTGATATTCTAGTTGATCCTAGGATTAGGGTAGGACACGAAAAGTTGCGTGTCCTATAAAGCGAGAGAGATTGACAAATTGATGGATTTGGGCTATAAAAGACGGGTCCATCACTACTACTTAAAACATGTCACAACTACAGAAAATAAAAATAAAAGAACACGCTGGCTACTATTTCTCTTACGACCCAGAAGATCCATTCGTTCCAGTAACCGTTAATAGTAACTGGCGAAAGACTGGCAAAACACCGGCAGTTATTGACGAAACTTATAGTCGCCCTCTAAAATCCGCCGACGATAGAGATCGCCTGTACGTGACAATTGCAACCATGGGTAAAAAAGAAAGACTATATCTTGATACCCTGGTTGCATCCTATTTAATTTCTAATCCCCATAATCACCAAAGGGTAATCCATAAAGACGGAAGCATTTATAATTGCCACCCGTCTAATCTAAAATGGGCGTCAAAGGAAGAATACACTGTTTTTGCTGCGAACATAAATCGGGCAAAGGGTCGGATTAAAAGATTCCTTGCCACTTATACGGACGAAACCACAGAAGTTGTAACTGGCTTTCTTGATTTCCTTAAAAAGAAAAATATCCCAGAGCACATTTTATATCAACTCCGTAAAGGAGAAATCAGTGAATATAATGGTCTGATTTCTTTTGAAGAAATTGATCGAGAAATTAAAGGAAAAAGTAGAGGGGTTCTCGAAAAGAAATTTGATCTAACGGGTTTTGATATTGTAGAACTAGATGATTGGCCTGGTTATTACGTTGTCTATAAAAAAGACGATGCTAATACCCATGTAAGAATCTTCAGTAAGTGGAAAAAAGAAAAAGAGGGAATGTTTTTATGCGAAAATTTTGTAAGAGAAACTATCCAACACATTCATGTCACTGGTTACCCTCAGGTTAATATGAAACTCCCAGGTGAGAAGAAAATTGTCCAAAAGCTACATCGTCTAGTTGCAAAGCAATTGGTCGAAAATCCCGATCCAGAAAATTTTGATACTGTGGATCATATTAATAATGATAAGACAAATAGTCATCCGTCTAATTTACAATGGATCACCCTTTCTGGAAACACTAAAAAAGCAGTAGAGGATGGTTTGTTTAAATGTAACGATTATGAAATAACTTTTAGTGACGGGCGGGTTGAGACAATTTCTAATTTAAGAAAGTTTTGTAATGAAAGGAATTATAATTCCGCTGGCTGTTATAATGTAATAAACAACAAACAACCGGCTCATAAAGACATCATAAAAATAACAAAATCTAAATATGATAAATGTCCTTTACAAAAATAGAATAATTTTTAATAATGTGCCGGATGAAGAAATCAATAAGATTCTTCTTGAACTGGCACTTAATGAAAACATTGATGAAAACGAAATTGAAATTGAGGAGGTCTAAACAATGAAAAATAAAAATTCACAAGAAATCAAACCGGTAGAGAAAAAAAGTCGGCAGGGTAATGGAAGAAACACCAAATATGCAGCATCATCAAGAAATGGGGCCAAGAAAGCCTACAGAGGACAAGGTAAAGGCTGATATTCAAAATTGGATTAAGGAAGTCTCCGTGGTTCGCCCAGAACTCGGGGGCTTTTCCATATGTCCTTTTGCCAATAAGGCCAAATATGAAATTTTAGAAATAGATATTGATCGAATTTATCCAATAGATGGTTGTGATGTTGTAATATACGTTTTAGAAGAAGATGATTTAGAAACAATCAATTGGTGGGTAGATTTTTATAATAACAAATATAAAGATTGGCTATTCTTTGAAGACTGTGCGACTTATGATACCTTTATTGGTGGGGTGCAAACTAATAACGGGAAGTATAATTTAATTTTGGGTCAGCCAAAAGAAAAATTACATAAATTTAGAAACATATTAAAAAAGACCGAATATTATTCTTATTGGTCAGACGATTATTATAAAGAAATTGTTGGGGATAAATAGTTTTTTATACCTAAAGACATGGACGTTATAAGATATCTTATTGAAAATAGTTTCGCCCCGGATGAAAAATCGGCATTTTATATTCTAGAGGCCATGAGTGACGAATGGCTCGATATCATTTTAGAAGCAAACAAGGTAGACGAATATAGGGCAAAAAGATTTAAACAATCAGAAAAAGAATTACCTGGATATAGTTCAACAAAAGATATTGCAAGATCAAAATCAAACAGAAGAAACTATGCATTCTTAGACAGGGACACTCATCCTGAAGTCGAGCCAAGACCCCGCCGTACTTACAGGGGGCAAATAGATACTAGTAATCTACGACCTCAACGACAATACGCCCATAGAGGAGAAAGAAATATAAGAAAACCACGACCAGGAACCTCACCTGAAGAAAGACGGTGGGCACAACTTTCCCCCGAACAGGGAAAATATGAGAAAATGCAAAGGCGTAAAAGAGAAGGGGTTGCTCCAACACCTCCTGATGAACCTAGTATCGAATCAAGAAAACAAGCATTACTTAAGCGCGGCGAAAGAAGGAGATCATTACGTACTCAGGCTATCAATTCAATAAGAAGAGCCATTGGAAGTGGATTTGCATCTTAAATGATGAACTATCTGGAATTTCCGGTTAGTTCATTGTGGTTTAGGTACTTTTAATGTCATTCTTCCAGTGATATTAGAAACTTTTGATAATCCAGGGTGGATTTTAGAATAAAGTCTGGCTCTAGACCTCACTCCGGCTTGGTCTGGGCCACCTCTTTGTGTTTGGCCTGGTCTGGCTACAATGGTTGCCCCTGGCTTTACCCCAGCTGCCTTGAGGACTTCTGGAGCATTTATTGCAGCAGCCTTTAAATTTTTAGTGCGCTGTTTGATATTTTCTGTGTCGCCATGATCTCTTTCTAAATTTGGAGTAAAATCTATGGTTGCCACTTGTCCCCGTGGGTTTCTTCTATTTCTGGTTATTTGTTTTAAAAGTTGTTTCGCCTTGAATGCTCTAGTAGCACTAGAATGAACTATTTTTTTATCTCCAACTAATTCTACTTTAGGTACACTTGTTGCTGCATAATGAGCCGGATTCTTATAAACTCTTACTTCAGTTGATACATCATCTGGATCTGAGGTTGAATGTGTGTATTCTTGTGTTCCACCTCTTATGCTGGCCCTGGTTCCTAATCTTCTTTGTAAAATCTTAGAAAGATTTCTCCCTCTTTCGGCTCTTTGTTCTTTCTTGTTTCTAGGGCCATGTCTAGCCTCAATAATGAACTGTTTGTATGTTTTCATATATTAATCGACTAGTTTTTTAGTATTTAGAAAATACTATGAATTTATAAATTGCTTATAAGTTTTTATAGGTTATTTATCGGTAAAAATCTATTTCCTATTTTTACACTATATTGCTTTGATTTTGTTGGGCCTCTTTTCCCAAAATCCGCTCTTTCGGCGGCTCTTGACCTAGTATTTTTATCAGGGTTTATTGGAGACGGATTTGATTGTGGTACGCTAGAAACAATATGGCCAGAAGGAATTCTAGGTTGAATTTCATTTTTATAAGTTCTCAATGCGGCCCTGGCCATTCCGAATCTTTGGGCCGGGGTTAATTCTTCTCTACTTTTAGAGTGTGACCAAGATATTTCATGGGTAGGTTTGTTTGAATGGATCGTGTTCTGTAAATCTGGATCGGTATATTTTGAGTACTTTGGATCACCATGCCCAATTTTAAAAGTGACCCCGGAAGTCTTGTCCGTTATTGAGGTCTGCATCCCACTTCTTTTTCTTTTTATTGAAAGGTTCGGGTTTTTACTATAATAGTCAAATCCCTGAGACGAATCATATCTTTCCCCCCTTCTTCTTGTACTTTCTATTATAAACTGTTTATAAGTTTTCATTTTCTTCTTGGTCTAATTTTATTCCTCGGTTTAAACCGACTATTTGGATTTTCTTTGAAATATTTCTTCTGAAAACCTTTACCAACTTTTGGGGCATCAATTACACCCTCTTTTTCTTTTGATATATGCTTTTTTGCATAATCAGGATCCATTACTGTTGAATAATGTTCTCTTCCCCAATCATCAATTCCTCTTTGTCCAGTTGTTTTTACTACCTTTGCTGGAGGAGCATCTTTGATATCTTTTTTTGGAACTCTAAATGATATAGTCGTTGGGTCTTCTCCATGTCTGCTTCCAAAAGATTTTGCGATGTCTCTTGATGTCGAGGCATGAACTTCTGAAGTATTAAATCCTTTTTTCTCTATTTTATCGGCTGCTGGGGTTCCATGATACATTCTTACATATTTCAATGTTTGAGGAGCCGCTTCTAGCATAAACTGCTTATAAGTTTTCATCGTGGAGTTCTTATATATGGGCCATCTAATTCATCAACTGGTTTATATCCTAATCGTCTGTAAAATCTTCGCAGATCCCTTTCCTTTCCGGGTTCTGGTGATTGAGTTAGTCTGACTGATTTTCCATGTCTATCAGCAAATTTATGTAAGGTATTCATTGATGTAGTTCCAGTTCCTTCACCCTTATTCTTAGCGTATAAGTTGTGTACTACCACCCCGCTGGGTGTTGTTGATACTTTAAAAATTAAATTCCCTTTATGCTTTCTCTCTAAATTTTTGGCTATTGTTTCGGCCGCATCAGATTTTGGGGGTCTAGCTTCAAGAATAAATTGCTTATAAGTTTTCATAAAAATTAATCAAACCTAGAATGCATCAGTCGTTCTGCTTCGGCTGTTCTTCTTCTTATATCAGTAATAATTTGTTCTGGAGATCTTCTTTCCGAACCATATTCACCGGCCTTTGGTGGTTTTTGCCCTGGAACCTTTTTAACCCCTCTTGGTTGAACTCCTGCCCTACCAGACCCCATTTTCTTTGCTACAAGTTCAAATGCAAGATTTCTTGGTTTACGGGGAATTCCTTTTTCGGCTCGCCTTCTTTCCATAAGAACATTCTTTACCCATTCCTCACTCATAGCCTCTAAAATACCGGCAGCCGAATCGTAATCATCAACATAACCTTCGTAAACTAGAATATCAAGAATATATTCTAGTTCCTCTTTTCTTAGTTTAACTTCTTGATCTTCTCTTCTTTGGGTGTCAGTAACTGCCTTGGCCCTACGGCGTAATTTTAAGGCTGCTGGTGGCCGCTCACCCCACTGTTCTGGCGGGGAATCTCTCCAATCATCATGCTTACCAATATCTCTTTCTCTTGATTTTGGCTTTACGCTTGGTTTAGGGCCGCTTCTTTCGGGGTTGAATCTAAATTCACTTTCTTCGTAAATCCCTAAATAAGCCTCTAAAAGTTCATCCATTTTTTTTTTGTTTTTACATAAAAGTATTTATATATTAAACTAAATAACACTGGTGATTCAGAAACCACCTAAAAAGTTTCTCCTACCCTAAAATAAGGAGAATAAAAATGACTGACCGAGACGTAAATTACATGAGAGAAATGTGGGGAACCACTCAACTGGTAACCGACTATAAGCCCGAAAAGAAAAAACTTCTAAGAGAAGTTACTGATGAAAAATTTAAAAAAGAACAAGAACCAGTAGAAAATGAACTATTTGACTCTTGGGACTACGGACTAGAATCACTAACACCAATCAATTAATAAAAATATGACAATAAGGATCAGCAACCAGTTTAAGGATATAAGTGGTACTTTTAAAATCAATCCGCTAAACAGCGATGCGATTGCCATAAAGAATGAAACTGCTATTGCCAGATCTATTCGTAATTTAATTTTTACTTTGACCGGAGAGGTTCCATATTCTACAATCGGAAGTTCTGTTAATAGGCTACTTTTTGAGAATATGGACGCCTTTACCGCAACTGCTCTTGAAACTGAAATAAGAGGAGTTTTAACAAATGAACCCAGAATAAATGTAATAAGTGTCAATATAATTTCTAATTATGATGATAATGAATTTAACGTATCTCTTGTTTATGAAATTATAGGTATTGACGTACCCCCACAACAATTAAACATAGCCCTAGTATCAGCAAGATAATGTCTCTTACTCAGTTTACTAATCTAGATTTCGATCAAATTAAAACTTCCATAAGAGATTATCTCAGGGCGAATTCAGATTTTACTGATTATGATTTTGAGGGCTCAAACTTTACAATCCTCATTAACACTCTTGCTTATAATACTTACATAAACTCTTATAATGCAAGTGCAATTGCAAACGAAGTCTTTCTTGACAGTGCAACCTTAAGAGAGAATGTCGTTTCCAGAGCCAAAGAAATTGGTTATCTTCCACGATCAAAAACATCTGCTAGGGCAAATATTACTTTTTTTGTAAATACTAATAATTTATCAACTAATCCTTTAACCTTAACTTTAAAGAAAGGAACAGTATCAGTAACAACAAATCGTTTTAATTCAAAAAACTATGTTTTTTCAATTTTAGACGATATAACAGTGCCTGTTGTTGACGGTTTAGGTATTTTTGATAATATTACTGTTTATGAAGGCAATTATATTCTAGAAAATTTTACTTATTCAAAAAATAAACGAATTATTTTAAGTAATAGTGGAATTGATACGTCATTAATTTCAGTTGTAGTCAAAAGTAGTCAAAATTCCAATTTTTCACAAAAATATACACTTAGTAGAGACATTTTTGAAGTAAAAAGTGACTCAAAAGTGTTCTTTCTACAAGAAATTGAAGATGAATACTACGAAATTTTCTTTGGGGATGATGTTTTTGGTAAAAAATTAGAAGATGGCAACTATATTGAGGTTACTTATATCACAAATTCAGGTGAAGAGGCTAACGGATCCGATAGTTTTTCATTTTCAGGAAGAATTTTTGATAATAATGGTGGATTAGTTACAAGTGACTTATCTTTAGTCACCGTAAACAGCCCAGCATTTGGTGGGAAATCGATAGAATCCATCGAATCAATAAAACGTTATGCTCCGAGACTATATTCTGCTCAAAATAGGGCCGTTACATCAACAGATTATGAAACTATTGTTGCTCAAATTTACCCTGAAGTTGAATCGATTTCCGCTTTTGGTGGAGAAAATCTCAACCCTCCTCAATTTGGCAAGGTTTTTATTAGTATAAAGCCAGTAAATGGTGAATTTTTATCCAACAATGTTAAAAATAACATAAAAAACGCCTTAAGAAAATATGCTGTTGCTGGAATTGTCCCAGAAATCATTGATCTTAAGTACTTATATGTAGAATTTGATACAACTGCTTACTATAATCCTAATTTTACTGTTTCTCCAGAAGCCTTGAGGTCTAATCTTATTGACATTGTTAATATATACGCCAAATCTAATGACATGAATCGTTATGGCGCCAGATTTAAATATAGTAAATTTTTAAATCTTATTGATAATTCTTCCGAGGCTATTACTTCAAACATAACAAAAATTTCAATCCGCCGTAATTTAAAAGCAGCGATTAATACATTTGCTACTTATGAGATTTGCTTTGGAAATTCATTTTATGTCAAAAATAATAACCGTAACAACATAAAATCAAGTGGTTTTTATGTTTCTGGTATTAATTCTTTAGTATATTTATCTGATAATCCCATATCTAATAAAAGAGGTAGAATATTCTTATTTACAACTGACGATGGCACTACAGTTAATGTTGTAAGACGAAACGTAGGAGAGATAAATTATGAAACAGGAGAGATTAATTTATACCCTATAAATATTAGAGATACTGTTAAAAAATTTGGATTTGATAACATTATAGAAATATCGGCTATACCAAAATCAAACGATGTTATTGGCCTACAAGATCTGTATTTACAGCTAAACGTTCCTAATAGTACAGTAAATATGGTAACTGACAATATTTCTTCTGGTTCAGATATTACAGGATCTAATTATATTTCAACATCAAGTTATTCAGAAAATACAATTATTAGAAAATGAGGATTCCAGTTTCTTCTATCATAAATTATCAGCTTCCATCTTTTGTTAGAGAAGAATATCCCCTGTTTTCTAAATTTTTAGAACAATATTATCTTTCTGATCAGACGGAAATAATCACTCAGAATTTAGATACTGATCTAGATATTGACGTTATTTTTAAATTAAGAGACTCTGCTATTTTAACATCTCCTGTTGGGTTTATTGACAGCACCATAACAGTAGATTCAACGGAAGGCTTTCCAGATAATTATGGTCTTTTAAAAATAGACAGTGAAATTATTTTATACACGTCTAAGACAGGAACTCAGTTTTCAAATTGCACCAGAGGGTTTAGTGGCATCACTAAAATCGATAGAGAATATCTAGAATTTTCTGAATCTGACCTTGAAACGCATCAGGTCAATTCTTCTGTAGTAAACCTGAGTATTTTATATTTAAAGGAATTTGCATATAAGTTAAAGAAAAAAATAACCCCTGGATTTGAAGACCGGGAATTTTTTAGTGAATTAAATATAACTAATTTTGTTAAAAATGTAAAAAGTTTCTACACTTCTAAAGGTTCAGATGAGTCGTTTAGAATTCTTTTTGGCGCTTTATATGGTAAGACAGTTGAAGTAATTAAACCTAGAGATTTTTTAATCCGACCATCAAGTGCTGAATATCGAACAGTAAAAAATATAGTAGTAGAACTTATTGAAGGTGATCCATATACCCTTGTAAATTCTGATATTTACCAAGACAAGACTGATTTTATTGAGCCTGCTCAAGGAACAATAGTAGAAATAAGCGAAATATTGAGAGACAACAAAAAATATTACATATTAGGGCTTGATTTTAGTTATAATAGAGATATTGACACTGCCGGAACACTAAAAAGTGAATTTAGTATTCACCCCAAAACGCTCTCAACTTCAAAAATATTAAAAAATTCTGACTTTATTGATGTTGATTCTACTGTTGGATTTCCTGATTCTGGGAACTTAAAAATTGACTTACCATCAGGAGAGACAATAATTGTTCAGTATCAAGAAAAAGTTATTAATCAATTTCTGGGATGCTCTAACATTACTTCTGATATACCAGAAAAGACCGAAGTAAAAACAGAGGATTTTATTTATGGGAAGTCTGGCGATTCTCCTTCAGTTTTAATGCGGGTAACTGGTGTTCTCGGAGACATTGATTTCCTAACCGACACTTATAATAATAAAAAGAAAGAAAAAATAAAAATTAAAACTTTAGGTAATGATTCACAAGACTTTAAAGTAAATAATTGGTTTTTTAACGTCCCAGTTAAATATGACGTTCAAAACGTTCAGTTAATAAATTCTATTGATTTTACATATAATATTGAGACTATTGATACACATAACTTTGTCTTGGGGGATTCACTCACATTAGAATCCTCTGACGGCAATACTTTTATCGGAGACGTTATATTTGTTAGTAATGAAAAATCTATTAAAGTAAAAATTACACAGCTATTAAATTTAAATGCCACATATAAAGCAAGAAAAAATATTTCAAAAGTAAGAATAGCTGATCAAAAATATTCGTACCTATCAAAATATAATTCTAATGTTCAAAATACATATACTGACTATAATCAAAATTTATATGTATCAACTCCATCTCTACCATCTTATCTAGAGACTCCATTAGAAATAAAAGAATTTTTATCCCATGTTCCAAGTGGAAATTATACTGGTACAGATCAAATAACTTTTAATTCAAGCCATAAGTTTTATACTGGCGACTTAGTTGTTTATAAACCAAAAAATTTAGAAAATTCAATAACCACTGAAGGAACTTATTATGTTTACAAATTAAGTGATACAAGTATAAAATTATCAAAAAGTCTTTTAAGTATAACCGATTCTGTTTTTGTTACTTTTAATGGGCAAATAAACCCTGGTTATGAAAGCACTATTGAACTAAAAGATTTTTATGATACCGAACTTAATAGACTTGAATTAAAGCCTAAAAATTCATTTATAAAATTAGAGCAACCTCAAATAATAGACGAAGAGCAAGAAATACAACCAGGAACTATAGGGTTATTCATCAATGGGGTGGAGGCATTAAGTTATAAATCAAATGACAGAATATTCTATGGTAATATAAGAAAAGTCGAGGTTTTAGCCGAAGGTAGAGACTATAACATTTTAACTCCACCTCAAATAATTGTATCAGATTCTGTTGGTTTTGGTGCTACTCTTATACCTGCTTTAGAAGGAAGTCTCGACAAAATTAATATTATTAATCCAGGATTTGATTACTTAGAAACTCCCATTATATCAATAACCGGGGGCGGGGGTGTTGGTGCTCGGGCAATCGCTGAACTAAAGACATTTACCCATAGTATTGAATTTGATTCAGCAGTTTCAGTTGATAGTGCCCAGGATACTATTAGTTTTGAAGATGATCATAAATTTAGAGATAATGAAAAAGTAATTTACAAGACAGATGGATTGCCAAATATTTCTGGTTTAAGTACAAATTCAAAATATTTTGTCAGAGTAGTAGATTCTAAAAAAATTCGTCTTTATAATACCTTACAAGATTCTTCTGCTGGAATAAACACAGTAAACCTAACGGCGGTTAGTGGCGGAATTCATTCTATAGTTTCAACTAAATTAAAGAAGAAATTAGCAAATGTTAAAATAGTCAGTCCTGGAGAAGGGTATAAAAATAAAAAAGTAAAGGTTTCAGGAATTAATACCGCATCAGATGAAATACAAATCAAAGACCATCAATATTCATCTGGTGAAATAATAACTTATTATCCACAAAATAATGTTTTATCTGGTCTTTCAAGCTCTAGTTCATATTATGTTACCGTAGTTGATGAAGATAATATAAAACTTTCAGGGATTTCGACAATTTCTGACCCCGATTTCCAATTTAGAACTAAAAAATATATTAATTTAACTTCAAATTTAGTTGGAGAGCATTATTTTAATTACCCTGAGATAAAAGTTGAAATTATTGGTAAAACAGGAGTCTCAACCTTTGCTAACCAGGACTTTTCCGCTAAGTTACAGCCAGTCTTTTCTGGAAAAATAAAATCAGTATTTATAGAAAATGATGGGTTTAATTACGGTTCTTCTAATGTTTTAAATTATCATAAAAAACCTAATCTTAGAATAGAATCTGGTAAAAATGCTCAATTTACACCAATAATTTCTGGTGGCACTATAACAAAAGTTTTAATAAATTCACCTGGAAGTGATTATCAACAAATTCCTGATTTAAAGATAATTCCAGAAAATAGTACTATAGTTTTAACTCCAATACTATCAAATGGTAAAATAGTCGAAGTTGTTGTTGTTAACGGCGGGGAAAATGTAGTTGAAAACAGTACAATAACCGCTGTTCCAAAAGGATTAGAAGCTAAATTTGACGTAACAATAAGGTCAAGGAGAATAAATTTAGTACAAAAACTTATTGACACCCGCAATATTTCTTTGGATGATGGGTATATCTTTAGAACAGAAGATTCATTACAATATAGTCACTTATATTCTCCTAGATCATTACGAAGAGTAGTAACTAGAAAAGTTGGAAATTTAAATCAAAGAGATTTAAATTTAAATGACAATAGTTTTGAATTACCATCTACTAATATTCATTCTCCTATTATTGGGTGGGCATATGATGGAAATCCAATTTATGGACCATATGGGTATGCTAATGGAAACTCTGGAGAGATTAAACGGCTTTCTTCTGGCTATTCTTTAAAATCAGATGAAAAATTAGTATCTGAAAATAGACCAGTAGGATTTTCAAAAGGTTTCTTTATTGAAGATTTTGAATTTACTGGAAATGGTGATTTAGATGAACATAATGGAAGATTCTGCAAAACCCCTGAGTTTCCCGATGGAACATATGCATACTTCTTGACTATCAGTGACGTTAACGATGACGTAGCTTCTAGTAATTTTTATGGTTACTTTACCCCAGTATTCCCTTATATTATAGGCCCAACATTTAAAAATAAAAATATAAAAGTAAGTACAATATTTCAAAATTTAAGCAAAAAATTAATTAGAAATACAACACCATATAATCTATTAAACAAAAATAGTTCATATGATTATATTGTAAACCCGAATAAAATAAAAGAAGAAGATATTGAAATCGTTACAACTAAATCTTCTACAATCGATAAAATTGATATTGTAAAACAAGGGAATGATTATAAGATTAATGATGTTATAACTTTAAGCGATAATAATTTAGCGAAGGTCCAGACTATTTCTGGGGTAGCCGTAACTAACATTAGCTCTACTTACAGTAGTTTTTCTAATTTAGAAGTTGTTCCGTTTGCAAATCAGTTTATTGGAATTTTAACTGCCCCTCATAACATAAACTCAAGTAAAAAGTTTACTTTAAATTCAAAATATGAGATAAACAAAAAAATAATAGCGACGCCTTCAGTAAATACTCTACTTCTTTCTTCGCCAGTTGAGCCAACTGCCACAACTGGAATTGTGACATATTTTAATGTAAGTGGAAATCTAAACTTCCCTATAAAGGAAAATGATATTTTTACAATTGAAAGTGAAAAAATCAAAATATTGAACATTGATTCAGAGCTATCTAGAATTAAAGTAGAGAGAAATCAATCTGGAACTGTAGGTGTTAATACTTACCAAAGAAATACAGAACTTAATGAAAATTCAAGAAAAATTTTATTTAATGTTGGGCTTTCAACAACTTATAATTTTAAGTCGAATAAAGAATTTTATTTTGTTCCATCCGAAACAGTAGGAATAGGAACTACTGGTAATTCCGTTCTCAATATTTTGAATCCTGGTCTCGGAAAAACCACTGTAACAATACCTAATGGTTCAATTTTTATAAAAAATCATGGTTTGAATTCTGGAGATGTGTTATTTTATGATTCAAAAAATAATCAACCAATTCAAGTATCATTAGCTGGTATTGGAACAACTTCTTTACTGCAAGGTCAAGATCTCTTTGTAACAAAAATAGACAATGATTTAATTGGGATATCTACAATCAAATCCGGGCAGAGTAACTTTTATTTTCAGTCAATTGGCACGGGTTCTACCCATAGCTTTACTGTAAATTATCCAGACCGATTAGTTGCAGAAATATTCACCTCAACCGCTACAGTCTCTGTTAGCTCTAGTACTGGTCTTAGTATAAACGATAGGGTTAACGTTAATGTTACTTCTGGAGTTCAAACCAGTATTTCTTTTTACTATAACGATTTTAATAAAAGAATCTGTGGAAATAAAAAAACAATATCTAGTGTTGATGTAATTAATAATGTAATTTACTCGACTAACCATCGATTTACAGCATCGGAAAAGGTAATTTATGTCTCTGCCTCAGCGGTTGGTGGATTAGAAACAAATAACATATATTTTGTTGTTCCGATAACAAAAGATAGTTTCAAACTTTCTTCCACTGCTTATGGTGCCACGTTAGAATTCCCCGAAGAAATTAATTTTACTTCTTCTGGTTCTGGGTATTTTTACTCTATAAATCCAAAAATAGAAATAATCCCAGATCAAGATTTAGTTTTTGACGTTTCAGATTCTTCTTTATCATTTACATATCAAGGCCAACAGTTCTCAGCATTTGAATTGAAATTATTTTATGACAACGCTCTATTGAATCCGTATGATACTTATTCTTTATCTCTTACTGGAGAAGTAGGAATTACTACTGCAAATTATATTTTAAAAACAACTGATCTACCAGACAAATTATATTATACTTTTTCTCCAATAAATTTAAATATTTCCCCAGAAACCAAGAAAGGGATTTATTTAGATACCGACCAAATTAATTTCTCTGAATTAGTAAAAGTTTCTAGCAAATATTCTGGGCAATTTGCTGTTGTTGGTGTGACATCAACAAGTTTTACCTATGAGTTAAACTCTTATCCAGAAATAGAAAACTATTCTTCGTCTACTTCAGAATTAAGTTACACTACAGATTCATTGAGTTCCATTGGGCCAATTAATTCTATTAAATTAACAAAACTAACAAAAACTGATCAATTACCTAAAGTAATATCTATAGAATCTGATCTTGGTAAAAATGCAGTTTTAAGACCATTTTCTTCTTCTATTGGAGCAATAAAAGAAGTTAAAAAGTTAGACGCGGGGTTTGATTATACTGTAGATTATACAATCAGACCTAAAGTAATAACTCCAGTTATAATAAAAATATCTCCACTTTATCATATAGATTCAGTTAAAGTAATCTCGACTGGTACAAATTATTCATTTTTTCCAAATTTAATTTTAATTGACTCTGAAACTAGGGCCGAATTTTCTGATGTAAAATTAGTTTATAATGAAAACAATAATAAAATAAACATCTTACAAAATATAAATTCCCTACAAGATGATAATATTGAAATAATTCCTACTAATAATGATAATGGTTTTGAAATTGATGAGCTGACATATAATTCTACAACTAAAATAGTTACTATTAAACTAAAAACTCCATTTAATTCTTTAAACGAGTTTCCTTTCGGTGTCAATGAGTTATTTTATGTCGAGAACGTATCAACTGCTTCAACTAGTAGAGGTTACAATTCTAGTAAATATGATTATAATTTCTTTAAAGTTCTTTCTGCAACTCCTAATATCGGAGGAATAGGTGCGACATTTACTTATAGTTTAGCTGACTATCTTGAAGTCGGGGAATCTCCAGGAACTGTAGATAATTTTTATACTAATGGATTTGTCATTCCTAAAAAGTATCTTCCAACTTTTGAAATAAAAATAGCCCCAAATGAGTTTTTCATTGACGAGGATATTATAACGTCCGAGGGAGTTACTGGTAAAATTATTGGAAAGGAAATAGAAAATAATATTATAAAAATAGAAACAACCGGGACAATTAAAGTTGGTGATATAATTTATGGTAAGAGCAGTAATAATTATTTTTCTGCAGTTGATGTTTATTTTGTAGAAGGTTTTGTGAATATCTCTTCAAACTCTGTTGTAACTATCGGTTGGAAAGATAGAGTAGGATTTTTAAATGATCCTCAACAGAGAATTCATGATAGTAATTATTATCAATATTTTTCATATGCCCTAAAATCAGAAGAAGATTATAGCAAATGGTCTGATTTAGTCGATTCTTTAAACCATACTGCCGGGTTTAAAAAGTTTGGAAATCTTCTAGTAAATAGCACTCATGATAATGTTGGAATAGTAACTAGTCAAGATTTTGGAACACTAGAAATAATAAATGATTTACAAGAGGTAATTGATGTCAATTGTCTTGTTGATTTTGATCTGGGAACAGAAAATTATTTCACGATTGATGATAATCTTAGATCAAATGAAATCTATTTTAATTCAAGGAGATTACAAGATTACATTGAATCACGGGGAAATAAAGTTTTACTAATTGATGACATCTCTGATAAATTTAAGCCAGTTGAACCAGAAGAAAATACTGTAGTAGACTCGTTTAAGTTAAATTTTATCAGATTCAAAAAATATGTTATAAGTGTATATGATAGATTAGACCAACAATATTCACAATCACTATTGTTAAACCTTCTGCACAATGGCACTGAAGTCGCTATAAATCAATATGTAATAAACGATAGCCAAGGTGAGTTGGGTTATTTTGATGCAGAAATTTCTGATTTTGATATTGAATTGTTATTCTATCCATTTGAAACATCCAATAAAATATATTCTGTGAATAGTTTTTCCTTTAACATAAGTGATTCTGATATAAACACTGGTGTTATTGATATTGGAAATGTGGCCCAAATAAGTTCAAATAAAGTTACTGGCATCGGAACAACTACAATTTGTTCTATTTCAACAACTACATCTGCCGCAAAAATACTATTAACATTTTCCGATTTTGACAACAATTCATTTTATTCTGATGAAATTAATTATGTTCATAATGGCTCCTCCATAGTTTATAATTCTTACAGTGAATTAAATTTAGGAAAAACTATTGGAATTGGTACATATAGTCTTTATTATAATGGTGGAAATATTAATGTTGATATACATCCCTTTGAAACCGAAACATATGATGTTAATGTTTTACCAATATCAATTTCTGGAATTGCTACTACAACAGGAAATGTATTTTTAAGTGGCAATATTTTACAATCGTCTTACGTTGGAGTGGCGACAACTGGAATACCACAAAAATCATTGATATATTCTCATCCTTCAGATTACACCGCTGGATTACATCATATTGTAATAAAAGACCTTGATAATAATAGATTCAGTTCTACTGAAATCTTAGGTATGTTAAATACTACAGCCCAGGAAGTTTATTCTGTTGGTTTTGGAGAATTAAGTACAAGTAATAATCTAGGCGTATTTGAATTAGAATACTCTAACATAAGTGGCGATCTTGAAATATATTTTACTCCGAATACAGATATAAATTACCAAGTAAGGATTTTTAGCACTTTAATATCAAAATTTAGGAGATCAGAAAGTTTAGAATTATGAGCAATATTTCTTTTTCTTCTGGCTATGGGGAATATACAAGTGGAGAATTTTTTAGGTCTGCTGCCTTTGAACTGACCTCTAATAAAAAAACAATATTTTCTAAGGAATTTGAATCTGATTCTGCTGAGTTTGTTGATTTACAAAATAATTCATTTAATCTAACAGAGCACAACTTTATAACAGGTGAAGAATTAGTTTATGATTATACTTTAAATGGAAACAATTCACCCATTAAAATAGCCCCCACTGTAATTTCCGGGGTAAGTACGACTATTTTACCTAAAAAACTATATGCAGTAAAAAAAGATTTTTCCACACTACAGGTAGCTGCCGCAAAAACGGATGCTCTGTTAGAAGTACCTAATATATTAAATTTAACCGAGTTTGGTACAGGTGAACATAAAATTTCATCAAAAAATCCAAATCTAAACACTTTAATCACCATAAACAATGTTATTCAAGACCCGATAATATCGACATCATCAACAACAATTATTATTGAAAACATTTCTGAAATCGATTCATCTTTTAACGTATTAAATCCAGACCTGTTTCAAGGTGGAGATTTAATTAAAATTAATGATGAAATAATGCGTATTTTGTCAGTTGGGATTGGGACTACTAATAGTCTTTCTATCGAAAGAGAGTTATTAGGTACTACTGCCGGAATTCATACGCAAAATACATTAATAACAAAAGTAAAAGGTAATTATAACATAGTTGATAATTTCATTTATTTTACTATTTCACCGTATGGTAATAGTTTTGATGAAAAGAGTGGGCTTACAAATGGCTCTACTTTTAGCGGGAGAGTATTTTTACGCTCTGGTAAGGAAAATACTTCTGTAGGCCCATATGATAATAATTACGCATTTGATTATATATCAGAAAATTTTACTGGTAAAAACGGAATTTTTACTCTAACCAATAATCTGAGTAATGTAACCGGCATAAGCACTTATAATGCAATAGTAACAATAAACGATGTTTTTCAACCACCATCTAGAACAGCAGGGATTGCAATCAGTGGTGCTTATAATCTAATAGAAAATGTTGGTATTAGTTCAATTGTTTTTAATGGGAATCCAAATTTTCCAGCATATGATGTGAATATATCAGAATACCCCAGAGGTGGTATTATTTTTTCAGTTGGTTCCACTGGTGGGCTTGGATATCAACCATTGATTTCTGCTGGCGGAACGGCAATTGTTTCTGTTGCAGGAACTATTCAGTCTATATCTATTGGTTACAGTGGTTCAGGTTATAGGTCTGGAATTCAAACTGTTAATGTCGGTGTCGGCTACAGTGATATAAATTTATTTGATATAGAAAACATTGGGACAGCAACAATTTCTAGTGGAATAATTGTTAGTGTTAATATAACAAACCCTGGTTCTGGTTATACAAGCACAAATCCACCAGAAGTATACTTTGATGCTCCTTTATCATACAGCAATCTTCCATTAGTTTATTCTCCTGGATATTCTGGTGTCGGTACAGGGGGCAGCGTTAGTGTTGTCGTTGGACAGGGCTCTAGTGTTATTGATTTTAAATTAACTAATGTTGGGTATGGATACAAAAAGGGTGATGTTTTAACAATATCGACCAGTGGAGTTTCGGGTATACCGACTACATCTAATTTTAAAAGATTTGAAATATTTGTAGATAAAGTTTTTAATGATGATTCTAGCGTAAGAACATTAGGAAACTTAGTAATCTTTGATCCAATAGATAGTCTTTTTGATAATAAAAGAAAAACTTTCCCCCTATTGTTGAATAAAGAGCAGACTTCAGTTCTCCCAAAAATTGGTTCAGATATTGATATTAAAAATTGTCTTTTAATATTCATAGACAACGTTCTTCAGGTTCCAGGAGAAGCCTATTCATTTAGAGGTGGAAGTATTTTTACCTTTAAAGAAGCACCTAAAAAAGGATCTACATCGACTATATTATTTTATTCGGGAACCCCAGATATTGACACAAAGTTAACTAAGGTACTTGAAACAATTAAAATCGGTGATTCGGTTAAAATCTTTAGTAACTCTGATAGAGAAAATGATCAAAATAGTAGAATAGTTTCGGATATAACTTCTGTAGATATTGTAAAAACTAACTTGTATGATAAGCAAGGGATCTCGGATCAAGATGAGATTAGACCAATAGAATGGTGCCCTCAAAATGTGGATAAATTTGTCATAGGATCTGGCTCAACTATTAATTTAATTTCTACTAAAGATAGAGTTATCTACGAGCCTTTGATTCACCCAACTTCCTTTGCTATATCTGGAATCAGTAGCAATGCAACTGAAATATTTGTTGACAATGTTAAAACTATTTTTGATAACTATAGTGAATCCCCTACAGAAAATGAAATTAATATAATTTCACAGATACCTCAGTCTACTGCAAAGTTGAGTGCGGTAGTTTCAATTTCAGGCACAGTTCAGACTGTGACTATTGATGAATCAGGATTTGGTTATACTAATATTCCTCAGATATCAGTGGCATCCCCTATTGGAGTCGGTACTACTGCTTTACTAACTTGCACTCTAAACTCTTCTGGTGGTATTGGTACAGTTACTATTGTTAATTCTGGTGTTGGTTATTCCGTGGCACCTTTAATTATTGTTGAAGAGCCCAGACAGAAAGTTGAAACCGCAAGTAATGTGTCATATCAAGGGGATTTTGGTGTTATTGTTGGTGTCGGCACAACTACTCTTGGTGTTTATTTTGATTTATTTGTTGAAAAAGAGTCTTTCTTAAGAAATACATCTATTAATAATGTTGGGTCTGCCATAACCGGCCCAAGTGGAATAACAACTAACTATTATTTCTATGTTTCTAATAGTAATGTCGGTAACGGTTTGACTTCGTTAGATTCTTCTAATAACGTCATTGGAATAGGAACTACTTTTATTGATAATGTCTATCAAGTCAATAGTTGGAAAATAGAACAAAGGAATGTAGCCGGAGTTGGAAACACATTTGTTAACCGAGTTACCGTTAAAGTCCAAAATAATTCTTCGTTAGTCGGTATTTCTCAAACTTCTTACTATGGCGATTTCAGTTGGGGCAGAATCTACAATGTTTCTAAGTCTGGAATTTCTAGTTTTGCAGCGTATTCTCCTGGAATAACCACATCAACTATAGTACAGCGAAATAATCCCCTAAAATTTGTAAATTATTTAGTATAAATAGCTAATAAAAAAATAAAAGATGGCCGCAATTATAACAGATAATTTAAGAATCGCTAGAGCAAAAAATTTTGTATCTACTGCGTCTTCTTCAAATTATTATAGTTTTATAGGGTTGCCAAACCCGACAGAATATGCTTCTAATTGGAATGAATCTCCATTAGTTCCAAAAGATAGTTTTGAGCAAGAATTATCTTATTGGGACACGATGATTGCCCTTAAAAAAATATATCCCACAGATATAAGACAAGCTGTAAGGAAAATAAAGTGGGAAAGTGGAATAATTTATGATATGTATAGGCATGATATCACCAGGGACAATGTATCAAAGCCTTCAGGTGCGACTAGTTTATATTCTTCAAATTTTTATGTTGTAAATAGTAACTATCAAGTTTATGTATGCTTATATAATGGGGTATCCCCTGAAAATCAAAATGGTCGCCCTTCCCAGTTTGAACCAACATTTACTGATTTAGAACCAAGAACAGCTGATATTGGCTCAGATGGCTATATTTGGAAATATTTGTTCACTTTAAACGCAACAGATATTGTAAAATTTGATAGCGTAAATTTTATCCCAGTGCCGATGAATTGGGGAGAGGATGGTCAAACTTCTCTTATAAAAAATAATGCTACCACAAGTGGACAAATAAAAACTTGTGTTATAAAAAACAGGGGTAATTATGAAAATGTTTCAGGTGTAAGAAACCGAACTTTCTCTAATATTCCAATACGCGGAGATGGTTCTGGCGCACTTGTCTCGGTTTCATTTAATGATAATGCTGAAGTAGAAAATATCTTTGTCACTAATGGTGGAAGCAATTATACTTACGGTACAGTAGATCTTATAGCTGGCGGGCTATCTGCTCCTACAACAAATCCAGTTTTTGACGTTATTATCCCTCCAAAAGGGGGCCATGGGTTTGATGTTTATCGTGAACTTGGAGCATTCTATGTTTCGGTATATTCTAGAATAGAGAATGATTTAGAAAATCCAGATTTTATAACTGGTAATGAAATTGCTAGAATTGGAATAGTAGAAAATCCAGAAAAGTTTAATTCTACCGATTTACTTAATGGCGACAAAGTGAGTGCATTGTCTGCTATAAAACTCGTTGGTATAACCAATTCAAATGATTATCAGGCAGCTAGTTTCACTCCAGATTCTTTTATAACTCAAACTGTGGGAACTGGGGTTACTGCAGTCGGAAGGGTTATATCATATGATAAGAATACTGGGATTTTAAAATATTGGCAGGATAAAACTCTAGTTGGTTTTGCAACTACTGGAGGACAAGCACAAGCAAATTATGGATTCAATCTTCAAAAATTTACGGCATCTCCGTCAAGTGGAGGCAGCCTAATTATTTCTGGTGGCAGTATTAATTTAAATATTGATGCTGGTTTTGGATCAACCGTAACTCCAGGTATAACTACAGTGATAAATAATAAGACATACAAACTAGGGCAATCTTTTATTAATGGAATTTCAAACCCTGAGGTTAAAAAATATTCAGGAAATATTATATACGTTGATAATAGACCAGCTATTACTAGATCTCAAAATCAAAAAGAAGACATTAAAGTAATTCTACAATTTTAATTATTATGCCACAAGAAACTAATTTAAATGTATCCCCTTATTTTGATGATTTTAATGTAGATAACAATTACTACAAGGTTTTATTTAAACCAGAATATCCAGTTCAAGCAAGAGAACTAACTGGGCTGCAGTCAATATTACAAAATCAAATTGAGCAATTTGGAAATCATATATTCAAAGAAGGGTCAGTCGTAATTCCAGGGCAACCTTCAGTTGATATTCCATTTCCTGCAGTTGAGATTGAGCCAGATTTTAATGGAATACCGATTTCTGCATATTTTAATAGAATTTTAGGTAAAAGATTAAGGGGATCTTTAAGTGGCGTAAGTGCAAAAGTAGTTTATGTTTTAGACCAATCATTATCTGAAAGAGGAACTTATACTTTATATCTGCAATATCTTGAAAGTGGCGGCGAAAATCTAGAAAATAAAACATTTTTTAGTGGCGAATCTCTAATTACAGAAAATCCTATAGAATATTCAAATTTTACTATACAATCAGGGCAATCTATTTGCAATACTATTGCTGAAAATGCGACTTCTGATGGATCGTCTTTTAAAGTAGCAAGCGGAGTCTACTTTATAAGAGGTATTTTTGCTAAGGTACAAAATCAAAGAATACTTTTAGACCAATATGGAGTTACTCCTAGTTATAAAATTGGCTTTAATGTCATAGAAAGAATTGTAGATGCGTTTCAAGACGAATCTTTATACGATAATTCTCAAGGATTTTCTAATTATGCGGCTCCTGGTGCTGATAGATTTCAGCTTGAGTTGGAATTAGCAAAATATGATCTAGATGAAGATCCAGATAATTTTGTAGAAATAGCTCAGGTTGTTAATGGTTCACTCCAAGTTCTCAATAAGAATCCTCAGTATAGTTTAATTAGAGATGAATTAGCAAGAAGAACTGCTGAAACTAACGGTGATTATTATGTAAAACCATTTACTTTATTCGTAAGAGATTGTCTAAACGATAGAACATTAAATAATGGAATTTACTTTGAAGATCAAAAAACTGTAAACGGTAATACTCCTTCAGAAGATGTAATGGTTTACGAGATAGGCCCAGGAAAAGCCTATGTCAAAGGTTACGATGTTGAAAAAATTTCACCTACCCTATTAGAAGTACCTAAAACAAGGCAAACCCTGACTAAAGAAAATCAAGTAATTTCATATGACGCTGGGCAACTAGTAAGCCTTAATAACGTAACTGGAGCGCCTTATATTGGCCTCGGGACAGATGGTTATGTTAGTTTAATTGATGCTAGAATTGGAATTGATTCAAGTGTTTCTGTTGGAACAACTATTGGCGTAGCCAGAGTTTATGACTTTATTCCAGAGTCCAACTATACAAACAAAACAAGTATTTTAGATTTAAGATTATTTGATATACAGACATTTACCAAAATAAATCTTACGGCTGACATTACACAATCGCGGCCTGCGCATATAAAAGGACGCAGAAGTAATGCATCTGGATTTTTATATTCCAATGTCTCAAATAGCAAAGAATTAATTTTATATCAACTTTCTGGTCAGTTCTTAGAAAATGAGCCCATTACTATCAATGGAATAAATGATGGAAGACTAATAGACAGTATTACTGATTACAATATTTCTGATGTAAAATCAATTTATTCAAAAGTTGGGTTAACCACTTTTAACGCAGATTTAATTTTAGATAATAAAAATTTTATTGCGCCTTCCGGTACTCAATTTAATATTACAGCAAGTTCTGGTGTTAGTACTATTTCGGCTGGCCTTGATATAAACTTTTCCAACATAATTAAGCCAGGTGATATTGTTAGCTATTCTTTACCCGAAGTTAATAGGGTAATCTACAATAAAGTTGCGGCGGTTTCTGCTGGTGGCACATCATTTTCAGTCACAGGTGTCACTACAGTTACTGGAGTTTGTGATGGTAGGTTGCCTGCTTCGGCTGTAACTGTAACTAATGTCTTAAAGTTAGGTGGATCAATATATTCAAAAGACTCTTCTTTAACAACAAAATTAAAAAATTCAAATATATCTTCTATCAGTTTAGATAGTAGTGAGATAAAACAAAGAAGAGTTTTTAATAACCAAACAGTAGCTGCTGGAGCTATATCATTAACAATAACTGATGATGATGTATTTTTTGATTCGTTTGATGAAGATAAGTATTGTATAATTTATTCTAACGGCATCATTGAGCCTCTTAGAAGAGATAAGTTTTCTTTTGTTGGTTCATCTGGAAAACAAATTAGTTTTATAAATTTAAGTCAACCAAACGGCACAACAGCAAAAGTAATAACAACAGTAAAGAACATTAAACCTAATTCAAAAAATAAAAAATTAAATAAAGTCAGTACTGTTGTTGTCTCGGGCTCAAAATATTCGTCATCTGGCATAGGAACAACAACTTTTAACGACGGGCTTACATTTAACACGGTATATGGAACACGGGTTCAAGATGATGAAATAAGTTTAAACGTCCCTGATGTGCTTAGAGTTTTGGCAGTTTATGAGTCAAGTGATACTTCTAATCCAAAATTACCCACACTACAAATAACTTCTTTTAGTGGTCCGAGTAATGGAACGCAAGATTTATTTATTGGAGAGCAAATTACCGGAAAATCTTCAGGAGCCGTAGCCTTAGTAGTAAGTAAAATTGATTCTGTTGAGATTGAATATGTTTATTTAAATTCTTTTACGTTTAGTGAAGGAGAAGTAGTTGAAACTAAAGATTCTAAAATACAAGCCGTTATTTTAGTCAAAACTTTAGGTGATAGAAATATTACCCAAAATTTTATATTCGATAATGGTCAGCGAGAGAGCATTTTAGATTATTCCAGAATAATAAGAAAGCGTAATGTAAGCGAGCCAAAAAATAAATTAAAGATTGTATTTCAAAATTATACAATTGATTCCAGTGATTCTGGAGAATTTGTAACTGTCAATAGTTATCAATCTGAAGATTTTAAACACGATATTCCATATTTTAATAACGAACGTGTTTCAGACTTTATTGATATTAGACCAAGAGTTGCTTCATATACACCTAACTCAAGATCACCATTTGAATTTGATTCAAGAAATTTCTCTGGAGATGGTCAATATTCTAATTATGTTTTAGCACCAGATGAAAATCTTATTCTGACTTATTCTTATTATGTTCCAAGAATAGATGTTGTATTTTTAAACCCTGATGGAACATTTGAAGTAGTCCAAGGAAAGCCAGGACAAAGACCTCAGTTACCGGAATTTAAAACAAATGCTTTTGATGTGGCTGTTGTAAACATACCTCCTTATGTTTATGATGTAAAAAATATTAATGTGAATATGTCAGTTCATAAAAGATATACTATGGACGATATATCATTACTTGAAGATAGAATTAGTAGAGTCGAAGAATTTACTGTTCTTTCTGCTCTTGAAAATAAAACAGAAAATTTTGTAATTAAGGATGCGGAGACCGGATTAGATCGATTTAAATGTGGTTTCTTTGTCGATGATTTTAAGAGTCATGCTTATCATGATTTACAAAACCCTGGCTTTAAAGCAGCCATTGATAAGCAAAGAAAGATGTTAAGGCCGTTGCATTATACTACTTCATTAGATTTGCAACTAGGCTCAAATGCTATCGCTGATTTTACTGAGAATTATGATGCAAATATTGATCAAAGTTTTGTTGAAGATTTAGGCTCACCTGGGATTAAAAAAACTGGTGATTTAATTACTCTAAATTATACCGAAGTTGAATATGATAAACAGCTTCTAGCAACAAAAACAATAAGCGTAACTGAATTTTTAGTTAGGTATTGGAATGGATTACTTCAGTTAAATCCATCAATAGACACTTGGGTAGATCCTAGGGCAATAAAAACCACCAGTTTTAATGAAATAAAAACTACTAAAAAGCGGCTTCCAGATTTAAATATAACGGTGGTAAACGATGAAGTAGAAAATAAAGTTGTAAACCGGCGAGATCCTAGTCCCCAGAGTGGAATTGACCCATTTGATTGGCTAGATAATGCTAGAAAGAGAATTTCTAGAGGTGGAATATTTGGAGCAGTTGGCAATAAAGATAGAAAAGCCTTAGTTATAGGGAAAAATACAAAAAATCAAGTAAGAACTTTAGAAATAGTTAAAGACAACACTATCAGAATCGATGGCCTCCACTGGAAAGATACTGATTTAGAACTTCTTTCAAAATATGTTCCGACAGATGTTGCCGAACAGTTTATAACAAGAATGAACGAAGACGGAGTAAGTAAGGGTGGATTTTTAGAATTCACCCCAGGCGGTTCAGTAAAAGATAGAAATACAAGTACGACAACTAAATCTGAAACTAGTATAAAAACTTTAATTACCCCAGAAAAAATATCAGAAAAAGAATCTGTTTCTACTTCAGTTTCAGAGTATACACAACCTATTAGGTTTTTACGTAGCCGAAATATTGAGTTTGATGCAAGGGGCTTAAAACCAAGAACTGTATTTTATCCTTTTTTTCAGGGAGTTAAAATTAGTTCTTACATTACTCCTAAGTTACTTGAAATTGAAATGATTTCAGGGTCTTTTGATATCGGAGAAACCATAAATACTGATCCAACTTTTATTGAAAATAGAATATCATTTAGACTATGTGCTCCAAATCATAAATCTGGACCTTCTCGTAATCCTTCTGAAACCTTTGAATTTAATCCGTATAATCAACAACCATTTGAAGAAAGATATACAAGAAGTTCAGATATTCTAAATGTTGATACTCGCTCCCTTCAGCTTGATTCTGAAAGTAAATTTTATGGCCAAGTAGTACCAAATATGGTATTGGTTGGAAAGACTTCTGGTGCAAGGGCTCTTGTAAAAAGAGTAAGATTAGTTTCAGATAACAGTGGAACCCTTATTGGCTCATTTTATGTTCCTGATCCAAATATAAGAGGTAATCCTACTTGGATTAACGGAGAAAATACTTTTACCCTTATTGATACTCAATCCTTAGATGAGTTAAAATTAGTAGAAGTTATACCTAATTCTCAGATCAATGAAAGTAGCGCAGAGGCAACATTCTCATCTTCTGGTACTCAAGATATTAAGGAAACAAATATTCAAACGACCAGAAATATTGTAATAAGACCTTCTAGGAATATTAATAAAACAACTATCAATAATGCTCCAGATACAGTAAGAATATCTCAACCATACGATCCGGTAGCTCAATCTTTTTATGTTAGAGAAGAGTCTGGTGTATTTTTAACTTCGGTTGATGTGTTCTTTGAAACTAAGGACGAAGATAATATTCCTGTTACGCTGCAGATAAGGCCCCTAATTGGTGGCGTTCCTAGTAATGTGGTAATTCCTTTCTCTGAGGTGACACTCACGCCAAATAAAATAAATATTTCTACTAAAGGGACAGTTGCAACTAGATTTACCTTCCCATCTCCAGTTTATCTCCAAGGTCCTACTCAAAAAACCGTAAGACAATCACCAATAGCAAGTGAAACACAGGCTGAGTACGCGATTGTAATATTATCAAATAGTCCCAATTACAGAGTTTTTGTAACTGAACTTAATCAAGAGGATTTAATTTCAGGAATCAAAGTTTCCAATCAAAACCAAACTACTCTCGGAAGTCTATTTAAGTCTCAGAATGGAACTGTTTGGACACCTTCCCAATTGGAGGATTTAAAATATGTAATAAATCGTGCAGATTTTGTGAATGAAGGTCTAGTCAGATTCTTTAACCCCGAACTTGGTTTTGGTAATAAGCAGCTTACTATAACTGGCTCAAATCAAATAGAATTTTTATCTAAGAAAATTTCAGTTGGTTTAGGTTCCACTGGTTATTCATCCGAAGTTCAACCGGGCGTGACTATAAAACAAGGTTCTTCTTCCGGGACCCTAATAGGAATTGGCGGCAGTATAACAACTGGGGCAGGCGTTGGAATTATTACAACCAATGCTGGGTTTGGTTATACAAATGGAACATTCTCCAGTGTTCAATTAGTTACTGAAACTGGTTTTGGTAACGGCGCAGTAGCAACAATTGAAATTACTAACAATGTCATAAACTCAGTCAATATCACTTCTGGAGGAAATGGTTACTCGGTTGGAGATTCTCTTATCGTGCCACCGTTAGGACAAGGTGTTGGCTTTGGTGGAAAATTAACTGTTTCCCAAATAAAATCAGCTAATACTTTTATCTTAGATGAAGTTCAGGGTAACTTTACGGTAGGATTAACAACAGTATATTATGTCAATTCTTCTGGGGTTGATACTATTGCTGGAGCCGGAGTCACAGTAAAATCAATAACTGAAGACCAATATTACGATGGCCTTCATATGAAAGTATATCAAGAAAACCACTGTATGCATTCATTTGAAAACGTTGTTCAAATAAGCGAATTTAGGCCATCAAATAATGGCACTAATACTAAATTATCAGCTGATCTTGATAGAACAGAAAATGCAACGATTCCAGTAGTTTCAACTAGTGGGTTTGAGACATTTGAGGGTCTCAGTGTTAGTGCTCTAAACCCAGGTTATGTGATAATCGGGGAAGAAGTTATACAATACACTGGCATCTCTGGCAATACGTTAACTGGTGTGACCAGAGCAATAGACTCTACTGATAGAAATACATATAAAAACAATACTCGCGTTTACAAATATGAATACAATGGGATTTCGTTAAGAAGAATTAATAAAATTCATAATTTTGCTGAAGTAGACCCCAATAGTACGGGTAAATTTAAAATAGACCTAAACAGCTATTTTATAAAAATCGATACCTCCGACACAGACTTTTTAAATAATACAATTGGTGTAAATAGAGAAAATAATTTATACTTTAAAAAGAATATTCAAGGTGGTTCTTCTGGTATTGTTATATCTAACAATATACAATATGAATCAATATCTCCAGATATTTCTTATCTCATCCCCCCTAAAACTGATATTTCATCTAGAATAAGAACCTTTACTGGCACTAGCGTAGGTGGAAATGAGAAATCTTTTGTTGATAGGGGGTTTGAGGACATTGTTTTAGATGAGCAAATTTATTTTGATGAGCCAAAGATTATTTGTTCAGAAGTTAATGCTGAAAAATTTATCACTGAGGCTCCTGGGAATAGATCTCTTACTTTTGAAATGTTATTCACAACTAGAGATTCTAAAGTATCTCCTGTTGTAGATATGGTTAATTCTGCTGTTACATTATCATCTAACCTAATTAATAATCCTAATGGAATAGGAGAAGAAGCAAATTATGCTGCTGATACAAACGTAAGAAGCATTACAAAAGATGAGCACTCGACTATATACATTTCAAAACCAGTAAGTCTCAAAATTCCTGCTAATTCTATTAAAGTTATTATCAGTGCAAGTAGAAATGATCTAAATGATGTTAGAGTTCTCTATCAAATCTTCAGAGAAGATGAGCAAAACGAAACACCCAGATTCAATTTATTCCCTGGGTATTCTAATTATCAAGTGGATGGGTTTGAAATAAAGAGAATCACCGACAAGTCTTTAAACGATGGTTCAGCTGACTCTAACGTAAAAGAAACATCTGATCGTTCTTTTAAAGACTATGAATACTCTATTGATGACCTACCAGATTTTACTGCCTTTGCTATTAAAATAGTTATGGCAAGTAGTAATCAGGCAACTCCTCCACTGATTAAAGACCTAAGGGCAATCGCCACCGCTAAACCGAAATTATAATTATGACTTATTTAAAAGTAAAAGATAAAGATTATCTTCTTCGAGATGTTAATTCAAATGGGATAGTAAATAACGATGAAGTTGGCTATAAAAATTATGTAAATAATTACATTAAACAAATAAGTTCTAAAAATAAAATGGAAGAACTTGAAAAGCAGGTAGATTGTATAAAAAATGATGTAAAAGAAATAAAAGATCTTATTTTAAAATTATTAAATAGTTAAAAAAAATGGCAAAACCATCCTCCAGACAAGAACTAGTTGATTACTGTAAAAGAAAGCTCGGGGCGCCAGTCTTGGAAATTAATGTGGCTGAAGAACAGATCGATGATTTAGTTGATGATGCTATTCAATTTTTCCAAGAGAGGCATTTCGATGGAGTTGCTCAAACTATATTAAAATATGAAATAACCCAAGAAGATATTGATAGGGCAAGAGGAAAAACTGGTGAAGGAGTTACCTCTAAAGTTGGAATCGCAAAGACTTATACCTATAGAGAAAATTCTAATTATATTGAAATACCAGATCATATAATTGGTATCAATAAAATTTTTAAACTATTTGGCGGGAATAGTCTTGGTTATGGTATGTTTAATTTTAAATATCAGTTACTGTTAAATGATCTTTACTATTGGGGATCTACTGATATATTAACATACTTTATGGTCAAAAGATATCTTGAAGACCTTGATTGGATTTTAAGTCCAGATATCATGGTAAGATTTAATAAAAGAGATACTAAACTTTATATTGATATTGATTGGGCAACCGTTTCTCCTGGTAATATTTTACTTATTGATTGTTATAGAGTTCTTGATCCAACAGACTCAACAAAAGTTTGGAATGATAGTTTTCTTAAGCAATATCTAACTTCCCTAATAAAAAGACAATGGGGCCAAAACTTAATTAAATTTAGAGGAGTAAAACTCCCAGGTGGAGTTGAATTAAATGGTCGAGAAATGTATGATGATGCCCAAAAAGAAATTGATGTATTAATGGAACGCATGAGTTCTACATATGAAGAACCCCCATATGACCTTATCGGATAACCTATGTTAAATCCATTTTTTCTTCAAGGATCTAAAACTGAACAAGGTCTTGTCCAAGATCTGATAAATGAGGCCATACAAATTCATGGAGTGGATGTTTATTATCTTCCTAGAGAATATGTGACAAAAAAGACTGTAATTAGAGAAGTAATAGAATCAAAATTTAGCAATACTTTTCCACTGGAAGCATATATTGATACCTATGAAGGATATGAAGGAGCCGGGGTACTTTTAAGTAAGTTTGGCATTCAACCAAATAATGATATTACGCTTATTATATCAAAGGAAAGATATGAAACTTATATTACTCCTCTAATTAAAAATATACCAAATATAAAATTACCAGACAGACCAAAAGAAGGTGACTTAATTTGGTTTCCTCTTGGTGATAGATTATTTGAGATAAAATTTGTTGAGCATGAAATACCATTCTACCAACTACAAAAAACATATGTTTATAATTTAAAGTGTGAACTCTTTAGATATCAAAATGAAACAATTGCCACTGGCATTGAGTTCATTGATGATAATACAAAAGAAGAAGGGTACATTGAGATTTATAATATGTTAGGTGTTGGAGCAACTGCATCTGCAACTGCTACAATAGTCAATGGTGGTGTCAGATTTGTTACTGT